TGTCATTAATGGCCGCAAAAAGATTCTCGATATTAAAACTTCGACAAAGCCCAAGAGGAAGGAATGGATTTCCTCTTACTTCATGCAGACAGCGGCATACTCGTATTGCATCGCTGAACGCACTGGAATTCGTATCAACGAATTTCATATCTGCATCGTCAACGAACAGGACAATAATGTCGATGTGTTCGAGGGCAAATGTTCAGATTACATTGTCGATTTTTATAAGTTGAGGAAACAATTTGATGAAGCGATTGACGCTGGCACTCCTAATCATGCTATCATTAGTGATAACAACGGATGCAGCACCGAAAATCAAACGACCTGAAACAACGGCTGCACCAGAAGCCAGAGCGCAATGTATTGAAAAAGACTTCGGCACTAAGATGCTGGAATCTGCCGGTTTCGTTGGTCTAGCAGAAGGTGTTGTTAATTCCGAGTTGATGTTTGGTTTAGCAGCAAACAATAAAGGGGAATTCAAGTTACTGTATTATCTAGTTAAGAACGGCAAGAACTATGTCTGTATCATGAGCAGTGGCACAGACCTTTATTTCAGAAGTTTGCATATTTTTCGTTAAGGGGAATTTTTTATATTATGTGGAAGCGAAGAACGGTTTCTTCTCTCGATGCCGAGAAGATTGATCGTCTAATCAATTATCTATTTCGACAGGGTATCTCATATACCTATCACGTCTTTCCGAAACTGAAGCTATTGGATGGTGACAATCCATCTGACTATAAGGGAAAGAACATCGATAGCATCGATGCTTCCCGCAAAGAATGGTTCTATTCGGTTTTTTGGTGGCAATCATAATGCGGATGCTGATGGAAATCGACACTAAGTCTTTGGGTGGTGTTAAGCGAAGACAAAAAGAATTTTTCGAGTTAATGCATAAGGCACTAGGCGAAAACGGCGAAGAAGCCCGCAAGACCCTCCTTACACGATTCGGAACAAATATTATCACGCTCACAGAAGCCTACGAATCAGTGAGTGTTCATGTTGATGGTGAAATGGTTTTTAAACGATAATGATCAGAAAAGAATTACGTCCTGCAATCGACTTCGCTCGCTCGATCTACGATGAAAGCATAAACATTCTACAGATTGTGAGACCATACAATGCATGGATCGCTGGATCGTGCATCTACAATTTTCACAATGAAATGTTCACTACTGGCGATCTGGACGTGTTCGTTTTTGACGACGCATCGTTCGATGCCATCTACAACAAACTCAAGACAGATCGAGAAGAAGTCACTCCTACGGGAGAAAACGACGTTGATGTTGAATATCGTTTTCTGGCCGGAAACGAATTCTATCATACCGATGTTGCGATCACCGTTCCTGTAAGCGTTTCTGTTATGCAGACTGGATCGGAAAACTTTCCTTCAACTTGGTATGGCAAGGTTCAATTTATCAAAGCCACGACTCTGTATGCTGATATGACCGATGGTCTGAATAAATTCGACTTCGCTCATTGTGCAGTGGGGTTTGATCCTGATACGATGGAATATCAAGAACACGAATCTGCATGGGAGGCTATTCCTCTTGGAAGACTAATGTTCAAGGGTGTGGATGCAATCAATGCTAAACGCCTGAAGAAATTTTTGCGTAGAGGGCTGATTGCCGACGAAGCCACTCAGGAAAAGGCAAGGACCCAAGGTGTCTGGCCAGAAAATCTCTGGGATGATGGCGTTCGTGAAGCTGGTCCTAGACCAAGACCCTTTAGACTACAAACATTGCCGGTCGAGGGCGCACCATTGGTTCAGACATACATCGAACCTGTAACGCTAGATGATCGTTACGAATTGCCTCCTGCACAAGAAGGTTATCTTCGTACCCATACATATGAGACCGATCTTCAAGAACAAATTGTGCTTGATAACATGGAAAATGCGACTGCTAGATATTTCACCAGATACCCCGGCGTAGGTGTAACTGTAACGAACACAACGACAACCAACTATGATTATCCGTGGTATGCGCCGAATGGATTGAATAGAGGAAGATGATGACCAACGTCCTTTTCTTGGACATTGACGGCGTTCTGAATAGCGAGAACTTTTTCAAACGCCTTGTCCCTGATTTTCGGGGTGTCATTCCGATCTATAGTCGCCATCAGGTAGATGACCTTGCGATCAAGCTTGTCAATTCTCTGAATGACATTCCCGATCTAAAGATTGTCGTTTCATCGAACTGGCGTCGAGATTCGAATTGCCGATCATTGCTTCAAACACAGGGCTTCATTCTAAAATTTCATGATCGCTGGCGCACCGAAGAACTCGGTAACAGAACGTCTGAAATCAATCACTGGGTGAATCAAGAGAAGATTGATCGGTCACGGATTGTAGTCTTGGATGATTCTTATGTCCTCTCTTACGAGGATAGACAAGTTCAGACTGATTTCGAGACCGGACTTCTTGAACAACATATCACAAAAATCAGGACACTATTCACTTAATGCTGACAGGCAAAGTCTGGGGCACGACCGAACTTCTTTTGAAGAATCCGTTGATCGAAGTCCATCGCTTAAATATTAAACCCAACTCAAAATGCTCCCTGCATTGTCATAACTTCAAGGCCAATGGCTTCTACGTTGCTTCGGGGACACTTTATATCGAAACTCAAAAGAACGACTATGATCTGGTAGACGTGACGGAATTGAAGGCCGGTGGTTTCACCGTTGTCAATCCTCTGGAATTCCACCGGTTCTATACGAAAGAAGAAGGCTGCATTGGCATCGAACTCTACTACCCGCAAGTCCTCGAAGGACCCGACATTGACCGCAAAGATGTCGGCTCGACCGAAGGCTGAATTTGATATTGAACCTCTGGCCGTTGTTAGACAACAGAAAGAGGAATTCAGTCGTGAAGTTGAAGAATTCGCCGCAGCATCGGATTGCTCCTATCTGGATGCCCTTCTTGAAGTGATTGCAAAGAAGGGATTGGAAATTGAAATTGTTCCTAAACTGATTTCATCCCGTCTCAAGGAATTGCTCGAACAAGATGCTGTTGATTTAAATCTATTGACAATAAGAAAACGCCAGAAGCTGGCATAAAGGAAAAAATGATTAAACTCTTAGGTGATCGTGTTGCCGTAAAGGTAGATGAAGCCGCAGATCAAACAGAATCAGGTCTGTATGTCCCGGACCTTTTTAAGCGCACCCCGAATACTGGGACAGTGGTTTCCGTTGGTCCCGGTAATCCTGCGAGCCTTGTAGCTATATCGGTAAAAGAAGGTGATAAAGTAATCTTCGATCCTAACAAGGCTTCAAACATTGTTATTGCCGACCAGCAGCTTTTCGTAATGTCAGAATCGGATATTATCGGCGTCCTCTAAAATGATCGATCTGCATCGCACCAAAGAATTATTCCGTGCTTTGCTTTTCCATTTGACGAATGCACGATATAATGCCCTTCGCTATAATTTCAAAGCGAAGAACTCTGACTATTACGAACACGAATACTGGTTTGATTCGATCTGTCTCAAGTTGCAGACAGAGGACAAAATCAAACAGTTCTTTCTCGCAAATTTTATGGACTCGTTCTCCAAGTGTGGACAAGTCGCCCGGCACCCAACTGACTTTGAAGATGGGATGGGGACATTTGCCCGCTATTCTGGTGATCTAAATAGACTGAGTTATATCTTTAAGGCAGACCTTAAGGCACTAGACAGATCGGTCAAAGAACTGATTGAAGTGAAGGACGGACAAACTCCAATACTTCTTCAACAATTCATTGGTCAAAAAATTCATCTATTCACGATAACGATCATCCTTGATCTTCTCCCAAAGACAAAAAAGTATTGGGAAAAAAACTGCGATGATACATATCTGATTCCTGACTACTGCATGGTGCTGGATAAGTTCAGGATGCTTTTTGAGTATGACAAAGAAAAATTTCGAACAATACTAAAGGAACACAATGAGTCTTATCAGCAAGTTCAAAATGTTGAAACGCAACGCTGAAGTAAACCAGAAGGGCATCACACACCGAGTGAATGATGTTGTCTTCGATCCTAGCAATATGCAAGTTGCCGTATCTTTCACCACGATCATTCAGGACACCGGAGAATACAATGTCACGGTCGAGACTGTTCAGTTTGGTGACAAGAAAGTAGCGCCTCCGAAGCGTGGTCCCGGCAGACCAAAGAAAAATGCGGCGTAACCATTTACATAAATATGATTACGTTTTAAAATTCTCGTTATGACTAAGTGAACCAAATTATCATCATGTGTAAGCAGAACAAAAGTTAAAGACCCAAAAGATTAAAAAGACCTAATGACTTCTCTATCCGATCTAAAGAAAAATTCTAAGAAATCCCTCGAACAACTGATCACCTTCACCGAAGGTCTCAATCCCGACAACAAGAAGAAAGAATTCCCCAAGGACCCTCGCTTCTGGACACTGACCAGAGACGACGCCGGTAACGGTTATGCCGTTATTCGTTTCCTGCCTCCGAAGGATGGCGAGGAACGTGCTTTCTTCCGCTACTGGACCTACTTCTTCAAGGGTCCGAGTGGCAAAACCTACTCGAACGATTGTCTATCATCAATCGGTCTTCCCGATCCGGCGAAGGAATATTATAAGTCACTTTGGAATAAAGGCGACCCGGCTTCAATCGCTGAAGCCCGTGCCATGCAACGTAGCGAACGCTATATCGCAAATATCCTTGTGATCAATGATCCGGCGAACCCGGAAAACAACGGTAAGGTTTTTCTTTATCGTTTCCCGAAGAAGATTTTCACTTCGAAGATCAAGCCTCTTATGTTCCCGGACGAAGCTCTGGGCGAGGAAGCAAATAATCCGACCGACTTCTGGACTGGTCAGAACTTCAAGCTGAAGGTAAAGCTTGTTGGCGATGACAAGAAGAAGTATCCGAACTACGACGAATCGTCCTTCATGACACCTTCGCAGATTGCAAAGACCGATGAAGACATTCAGGCGATCTATGATTCGGTTTATTCTCTGAAGGAATTCCAAGACCCGGCGAACTACAAGTCTTACGATGAATGTAAGAAGCGCCTCAATGAAGTTCTCTCCGATACCGGAGAGGCACCGAAGACCATGAGTGAAGTTGATACTCAAATGGACAGGTTGGTCCAAAAGTCTTCATCACCTACCACGAATTCATCTAAAGACGATGATGACGATGGTGGAATCAATCTGGATGACCTTCTAGCGGACATCTAAAGTTTGGTCATGGATCGATACAGCAATTCATTTGTGGTATAGCGATTCCTTACGGGGAATATTTGTAGGTTCTAATCCTACCGGGGCACCGAAGCTAATGCAAAAGCGATCCAGTAAATAAAAAATCCCCAGTCTCACGACTGGGGATTTTCTTTTTGTGCTGTCAGACGAGACAAGATTAGTTTTATGATTCTTTCACAATCTTCCAGTTCTAATTTTTCATCGTCTGTCTTTTTGCTTATCGTTCTAAGTCTGAGTACTCTATCTACCAGCCCCATCATGATTGTTGTCCAATCGATATTGTTGAAGCTGATTGTAATCAAATCTGGTTTGTCGGTCATGCGGCCAATTCCAGTTGTGGTGAAGGTTCTACCTTCTCGGCTTCCAGTCTCGCCCGCTTCTCGGCTATCACCGCCTCGTATTCTTCACGCACCTTTTGGGGATCACGATTCCGGCGAATGTAGGATGGATATGCATCCAATTCCTTGCGTTGCTGTTCTCGAACGGCAGCATGCACCGCCTCGCCGCTATTGGCAAAGGTGCCAGAAGCCGAATTCGATCTGAACGTCCGAACGGCAAGCACCGAAGCCAGTTCATTCTTCTGTAACGCACGGATACGTTCAGAGACGGCATCGCCATATGCCTCCCTTTCAAAAACCGACAGGTGCTTCAGACCGTCCTTCGCTTTCCGGCGAAACTTTGCCACGGTCCTTCCCAGATCGGGATAGATCGGGCCGTATTTCAAGTTCAGCCCTTCCTTGGACAGATTTTCATCTTTGGTCGAAGGATGCACAAGAGAATATGTCATTAGATCGATCCTTTCCTCAAATGAGCGATGGTCTTTCCTAACGCACCCACAACATCGGCATGCGTTGTCGTTACATCATCGTTGAAATAGGAAAGAAGTGAGTTGGGCTTCCTATCCCGACGAAGCTGTCTCTCCACGGCTCCGAACGCATCCGAGACACGAACGAAGCTATTCAGGTCACCGACCGCCCGACATATTGCTCCCTGAAGACAGAAGCAAGTCGCTCGATCTGAATCGAACGCCACTTCACGAACACCGCCTTTGCCACGGGCCATAACATTTTTGGTCCATGACTTTTTTGCACGAAGCAATTTCTTCGTCGCCGCAATCACTCTGGCGAGTTCATTGCAGTAGACTTTTTTGCTTACGTTATAAAAACGATGATCGTTCATAGTGGTCTCTGTTTCATTCCCGGAATATGATTGTATTCGGTGTTATAATTCACGTCACGTTTTTCGAATCCGACAGGGAAGCGAAACGTTGGGTCCTGCACTCCCCATAGATGAAACTTGTTGGCGGCATCAACCTTGCGGCTTTCTGCCGGATAGAGTTCGATGGCTTCACATTCAGGACCCAGAAGTTGATTCTTGATTTCCTGAAAATGACGCCAGTCACGATGCGCCGAACCATCCTTGCGACGAATGTTCAGATGCACCATGCCGTTTTCGTAATGTTCGAGACGAACCTGATACAAATCGTTGATCCAGTACTCGGCGTTGGCTTCGCCCTTATCAAGAATCTCAAGCGCCTTCTCCCGGTCGCACTTGTAGTGATCCATCGTGGCCTGAATTGCTTCTGGCTTATGGTCACCACCTGTGGCTCTTTGAAGTGGCTTCCAATGCCGGGGATGCTTCATTTCAGGTTCCTATGAATGACTGCCGGTGCGTTGTTCAGCGAGGCTTCGATTTTATCGAGGGCCTTGCCGATGAATGTCTGGCAGAGAAGTGCCCCTGCCAGACAGAAAGCGATGGTGAACGCAAGGAAACGATTCGGCATCATTAGAGCCACCGTTGCTTCAATGCATATCCACCAGCCGAATCCGCCTCGCCATTCCGGCGACCGTGCGGCTCGGGAGTGCCATTCGGCCAAAGCCGCTGACCGAGAGAATAGACAAGGTGAAACCCCATATCCATTCCACAACCACTGACCTTGACGCCGCCGTTGTTCTGATCGATTGGCAATTCAAGTGCCCTTCCGACCAGCCACGTAATGTCTCGAATGGAAGGGACGCCTTCATAGTCAGGTTCGACAATGGCAACGCTAATCGACCTCGACATACGAGAACGAGAGCAATGCCTGAGAACAGTGGTTACCACCTGTCCCGGCTTCAAAATTTCGAGAAGCTTGTCGGTGGCTTCCTGAATCTGCAACTTGGTGTAACGTGCCATGTGCGATCAATCCTTCTTTTCAAAAATCTTGCTCAAAGCCTTGCGACGTTCGAGTTCAGCGACAACCGCTTTCTTCGGGAAGTGTTCGATCCCATGGTAGTGATAGCCATCACCATATCCAAGATGGATCAAGACGGTCTTCTTGCCCTCGGCAAACATGTAGAGAGCGTAACCATCAGCCACGGGATACTGAACGATTTCGCCGGTCAGCTTTCCGGTGTAGCCGATTTTTTTCAGATGTTCTGCGAGCGCCACCTTATGCGCTTCTTCATCGGCCTGAACCTTCTTCAGATCGAAGTTGCGATAATCAACTGTCGGTTCAGGACATTCGTCTGGACATTGGAAAACCTTCATTTGCTTCCCCTTTTGATTACGAATCAAAATGTAGCGAATTCTTTGACTCTTGTCAAATATTATCTGGCAACGACTGCCAGCTTGATCCGCAAGAGCAAGAAGGCAACCGTCCAAATAATCAGAGTGGTCTGGAACGGCATCAACGCAAACATTTCTTTTCCTTTCGTCATGTATATAGAATCAACAGTCAAAAAAGTCAAGTCATAAAATTTCCCTGTAAATCGCTGAAAACATTGAATAATTTACTTCTTGACGAACTGACTAAAAACCCTTAGAACAGTGATTGTTGATTCTATCAACAGAGGAAATTCATATGGCAAAAGAATATACCCCTCGTCGTGCTTCGAAACGCTGGCTTGATGGCGACTGCCCGGCTGGCGTGTTGGCGATCTTTGATCATCCGAACGCCTACGACCGCTACACGGTGTTCTACAAGGACCCGGTTTGTGGTTCAAAATATTCGGACATGCACATTGGTTATCGTGGCATGAGCGAGAATCCGTTTCATCCGCTCGGCTTCGGACAGGCCGGTGAAATGGAAGCACATCAGGTTGCGGATTATCGCTACCATAACAAGCATCGTGCGGCGAAGTGGTCTTCACTTCCCGAAGCCGTCAAGAAATGTGTTCGTCGGGATTTGGAGTGACACCAATGTCAGTTGAAATCAAAATCGATACCATCGGCGGCAACTGCCCTGTTCAGGCGGAAGGCACCATCAATGGCAAGCCCTTCTACTTTCGTGCGAGGGGTCAGCATTGGTCGCTGAGTATCGGCGGCGCAGACCTGATTGGGAATCCTGAATTCTCATACGCCGAAAAATGTGGCGACGGTCCATTCACTGCCGGTTGGATCACGGAAGACGAAGCCAGAACTTTCATTGATCGTGGTGCTGCGATCTTTGCAAACCAAGGGATAATTCATCGTGACGAAAAGACTGTCGCTTGAAGATTTTGAAATGGCCATCGAATGGCTCAGTCTGAATGAAGACTTTGATGAAGGCTCCACTTTGAACGGGCCATGCAAACGTGTTGCGGAATTTTTGAGGAAGGAATTGACCAAGCGAGAAGACGGACAATCAGTTCGTCAGATTGCCAAGGATCACGGCCTTACCATCAAGCATGCCCGCAAGGTTTTGAAAAAGGCGAAAGAGATACAGAGCAATGGACCTGTTACAACAAAATGAATTTTTCGAACTCATGACTCGGGATGAAAAGATTCATCCCGATCTTGCTCCCTATTTGATGAAGGGATTGGTCGGCGGCAAATTCTTGAACCATCCGTTGGTACAGGAATTGACTGTCGATCCCAACAAAGCAGCCTTCGTCAATAAACGGTATGAGGTCAAAAAGAAATTCTTGGCAGATGCGTTCGAGAAGAAGAATTTTCACAACTACATCTTCGCTCATGAACGTCCATATCGTTTTCTTGCTCTGAAGGAATTGGTTGAGAAGGGAGTTCTCGACGCCAAACAGCATTGGGAAAATGTTGGTTCTGTCTGGATCGATTCTGAAAACGTTTGGCAGCATCTTGTCGATTGGAAAAAGTTTTGGAGCAACAAGCTTCCGAACAAAGAGCATTGTATGGATGAAGACGAACGTAAGGCCCTCGCTTCTTTGCCGAACACACTCGAAGTTTTTCGTGGCTTCAACGGCAAGGGCAACCGTAAGGGCCTGTCATGGACTCTTGATCGTGACAAGGCGCTCTACTTCGCCGGTCGATACAAGGCAACGAAGGATCAACCGAAACTAGTGACCGGCACGGTCGAGAAGCGATTTGTGCATGCCTACTTCACTGGCCGTGATGAATCGGAAATCGTTTCGGAGAAAGTGCGTGTGAGGCATACGGAGATTGTGTCATGAAAAATAAAACGCCGCTTGATCGCATCAAGGAATATAACGGTCGTTTTCTCGGCCTGACTGAACTTGCTGCGATCTATGACATTACTATTCAACATTGCTTCATCAAAAAGAAGCGGGGGCATTTGCCGAAACCTATTGAGAATTTGGCAATGGGTTCTATCTGGTCGAAGAAGCAAATTATTCGAGAATTGGAGAAGAATTCATGAGTGAGATTATTTGGACAGAAGCACAAATCATGGCTGCTCGGGCGATCTTTCTGATTCGGAATAAGCTTGTTCCGAAGTGTGATGAATGTGGATATAGCGCAGACCGTCAAAAGTGCGCTCATGATCTGGGAGGTCACTGTCGGCGCAGCGAACAAGAAGACGTTCAGAATTATGAATCTGTCATTAGCTCTCTCGAACGTGCCGCAAACTTTCCCAAGGATTTCGACAAACGTTGGGACTTATATATGCCTCTGCACTTGTATATCACTTTCTCGGATGCGGAGAAGGCCGCTTTGCGAGACCTGAATGATTCTGGTGGGAGGACAACTGTTCGTCAGCCAAACAACCTTCACTGGTCACTCTCAGCAAAACGTGCGGTCGGAATTTCTGCACAGGACAAATACATCATCGTCCTATCCGACCGTGGCAAGGCGTATGTTGAATATCTCAACTCGAAAGAACCGGAGGTTGCCAATGGTGAAACGTCTTCTGGGAACTGAACTTCCTCCTGCAATGCAAGAGGAAGCCAAGCGCCGCTTCATTTATCGCTACACCGGGGAACATAAACCCCGGTGGGCGATGGCAGAGTGGAAGCCGGGAATCCCCTATCCCGTGCACTTCAAGAATGATAACGACTGGCTGGCTCATACAATCTTTGTTCTGACGGACAAGGGTGAATTCCCCAAGGGTCATAAGAACAGTCATTGCATCAGCAATCCGACCTATCCCAATAATCCCGAACTGAGACTTCGATCATGAGATTTAGATTCAATCCTCCCGGTATGTTCTTCTGGGGTTTGTGTCTCTGGTCCGGGATTGTGTGTGGGCCGATTCTAATGCCACATATCCGCCCCATCCTTGCGTGGTTTCTTTCATGATCAAGAAAATTCTACAAAGACCCGATCTGATCGCTCTGTTTCTGACAGGCATGATCGTCGCCCGTGTCATTATTGTTTTGGTGTATAAGGTCCAATGAAGGAATTACTTCTTCTAGATTCCCTGTATAGAGAGACTTTCAAACGGAAGGAGTATGCATCCTTCCGGGAGAAGTTGAAAGTCGCACATCGTTTTGTGCTGGATGATGCCATGGCATCATTCCTCTCCGATCTGGCGCACGATTCTTTCCTTGGGCCGATCCTGAAGAAATCAAAAGTCGAAGAAATCATGCCAGATTCATCCGATCCGATTGTTCGCATGACCGGTGCATCGGAGAAATTGAATACCATCCTAAAGCATGACAAGACCATGCCGAAGTTGATGGAAGGCATTCGACAACTTGCTCGCCTGCCGCACCAAACTGTCTGGATCGAATTCAACAATCAGCTTCGCATGCAGCGCACTAAAGAACGCTATGGTGGCATCGTCGGCGCTCACTGGGATGTTGATGCCGATGTGATTGAACGCTCTGGCTGGTTGTTAGAAACGATTGAAGATGAAGTCTTCAAGATGACTTATGTCGCCAGCAATGCCGACGATCCGCCATTGATTTTTCCGTTTAGCTATTACTGGACCACTTCAAGTCTGAAGTCGGTTGAGGGTTATTCGTTTGACTTTATCGGGCCGGATGATGGTTCAATTAGTGCCAGCGGCATTTACAATTACAAATCAAATAAGGTTACCATCGGCTCGAATCGGTTGAGCCTCGAATATGCACAGAACCTAATTGCTGATTCTGCCCGTGAGATTCAGAGCGAACTTCGGTTTGCCTTTTCCTTGTTGGCATCGATCAACGATATTCCGGTGGGTATCGAAGAAAAGGTTATCAGCAAAGGCTTTGTCGCCAAGGGACAGTATCGCAAGTATTTGTCGCATTCCGTCATTTCTTTGACAGTACCAAAGAAACGGGATGTGGCAAAATTATCACGCATTCTGGTTGCAATTTCACGTAGAAAAGCGCATGAAGTCAGAGGTCATTTCCGGCGTGTCGGGCCGCAAAAAATCCGTAAGTGGATTCACGAACATACCCGTGGCGATCCGAGACTGGGGTGGGTGATTCAATCTTATCAGGTGAACAAGGGAGATAATTGAAATGAAACGATTTCTGTTGGCGACGGTTGCTCTGGCCACACTGGGGGCCTCTGCACATGCCGCAGACTTGCGTAGGCCGGTGCCTCATGAAGCCCCGCCCGTGCCCTATATCCTCAACACAAACCCGTTCAGCGGCTTCTACGCAGGCATCAACGGCGGCTGGCTCGGCGGCAATGTATCCGTCACCGATCTGAACGGCGGCGTTCCCACGGGACCATTCAATTACAGTCCGTCAGGCGGCGTGGTAGGCGGCACACTTGGTTACGATTATGCCCTGACCCCGAACTGGGTTATCGGTATCGAAGGCAATATCGATTACGCCTTCCTAAACGGCCATGGTGTGATCGGCTCGGCATCGGCAACATCCCATCAGGACCTGACTCTTGGTAACGGTGTTCTGGCCGACCTGACCGGCAAATTTGGCTATCGCTTCGGCAACATGCTGGTTTATGCCCGTGGCGGTGCCGCTTGGTATACTGGCCATGCCATGCAGGCCACAACGAATCCGGGATACAACCCCTATGCCACCGGCACCTTCAGCGGCTGGACCGCAGGCGGCGGCTTGGACTACAAGTTTGCCCAGAATTGGAGTGCTGGCCTTGAGGGCATGTACTACGATTTCGGCAGCAAGGACGCCGGTCAAATCAACGTGGGCGATCCTTCTTCCCCCATTCCATACGATTTCAAGAATCGTCATGACCTGAACTTCGTGAAGGTCACGGCAAGCTTGAAATATCACTTCAACTAAGGCAAAATAAAAGGGTGGCTTCGGGCCACCCTTTTTTGTTTCGGAGAAAATTTATGGATACGACTCGCCGCTCGGTCTTGATTGGCATCGGTGCTGCTTTGTGTGCACCAGCGATTGTCAGGGCATCGTCATTCATTCGCAGTCCCGAACAGCAAACGCTTCTCGATTACCTGAACCGTCAGGCTGACCATTACATTTTGGATAACAGTTCGCACAAGCGGTTTCTTATGACCACAAAAAAGATCAATCGAATTTTTGTCGATCAAGGATTCATTACACCGGACGAAGTGTTTGAAACACCCAGTTCTGTTTTTTATGATGACTCGACAAACACCTTGGAAGCAGAGTGTGCAAAGTCAACATACCTTCCGTCCGGCCACATTCCATTGGAGGATTACAACCCGGACAATGCACAGGCATTTGCAGAAAATTGGGAGAGAGGAATCTTTGTAATCAGACAGAGAGTTGAAGTTCATTATGGAGATTCGAGGCATTATTTCTCATACGTCCCGTTACTTCCTACGGTAGGAATCGGTAACGAACTTCTGCCGGAAATTCGTCTGAAGACCAGAGGATTTTTTGCTCGAACAATGGTTCGTAAAGCTACTTTGGAAGATTTTGACAGAGAAAGGATGTGTCCTCTTGGCCTCTCGATTTGAAATCCCTCTTGGGATCGCAGTAATCACACTTTCAATGCTGCTCGGTGCGGCACTTCATTTTCATGGGATTGGATAAATGATCATCACCCTTATGCGAAATTCATCAGGCGGGGAATTCTATTGGCGCTGGCGGGCTGATAGTGATTTAAGACACATGCGAGGAATAGTCGCCGGTAGCCGCATTGGTGAAGATAAGAACGATTATCCGACGCCTATGGCGGCGTGTGATGCTGCAAATCGTTGGGTCAATCAATATGAGGCAACAATGAAAGATAAATCGGTTGATGTTCTGGTAATGGAAGAAGTGAAACGTGTTTTCGACTTGCCAGAATGTCCTCCGTCAGACCAAATGATCAACCAGATCAAATTTGTTCGAGCGAATTTGCGAATTGGTCTGAAGGACGCCAAAGACCTTTGCGAGGCAAAACGTGACAACAGAGTCGAACAACATATGAAGGAATATCTTGCGAAGGAAAGCTTTGTGTATTGATGAAAACAAAGGGTAAGTATAAGCCGTCGAACGGCACAATCTATTTGCGAAGAAGTCCGCAACCCAAGAAGAAAATCAAGAAATTTCAGGCAATCGCTATAATAAAATTGAAGTGCCCCTCGTTATGGGTGCACTCTAGGAATTGATAATCAGTCACACCGGCAGGAATGTTCAGCCGGAACGATGATTCGCCCTCGCCATATCTTTTGCGATACTTCACCTTGATCTGGTCGCCGCACAAGGCTTCCTCTTTAGAAAGCCATACGGTGGCCACCCAGACCATTCCGCTGGTCCACGACGCCCAAACTACCTTGGTTCGTGGGGCCTCTGGAACGGCTTCTAATGGGATATCCGGGGCCTTCTGAAGAACCTCATTGTAGGCAACATTCAACTCCCGAAACTTGATTACAGCACCGGGAGTTTTGTTCAGATCGGGATGATATTGCTTCGCCAGTCTGCGGAAGGCCGACTTGATTTCTGTCTTAGAAGATTTTTCAGTGACGCCTAGGATTTGATACGAGTCCGGCATTCATTACTCGTTTTTACCCTTACGCATATTCTGAACTAATTGCTGAAGGTCTTTTGCCGTGCCTGTGAAGACTGCGTTATGGATGTTGAACTGATCCCCAATATTTTTGGTATCGTCTGGCGAGTTCTTCTTTTTCTTCGCCTTTGAATGGTGGGTATCTAGAAGAATGGCAGTTGCTGACAGAATTGTCTTGTAGAGACCGTTCAATGCCTCAAACGATTTGGCATCTTCTTTATCCTTGGCAATCTCGGACATATACTCAGCCGCTTCGTTGACCTTTACGATCACGTTTAGAATGTTCTCTCTGGCCGTGATGAAGTCCTCATCAAACTGAGGGTCTTCTTCAGTTTGTGATTTTGCTTCGACAATTTCGGTGCCGGTGGTTTGAACAGTAGGTGTTAGATCGAGAATTGGTTTTTCTTCCTCAACCGGTGTCAGTTCAAATTTTTCTTCGAGAGACTTTGGAGTCGTCATCAGTTTGTATTGTCCAAATATTCTTTAATATCGATGCAGAAACCATAATCGTCGGTCGCTTCCACATCATTCCAGTAGATTGATTCAGACAACTTGTTTGTTGGTTTACCGTCCTCTGTCAGACCGGGAGTGACGTTGATAATAACAGTCGGCTCCTGCTTGGGATCACGGTTTGCAATCGTTGTGTGTTCAATATCAAAGAGATTTATAATAACGTCTTTGATGATTCCGGTTCCTGAAGAATCAATAGGTCCGAAGAACCATGCATCCATTTCAAATGTAAACGTCCAAAGGTAACCTTTTTGGTTCGCATTGGTGACTTCGCCTTCAAATACGTCTTGCATCTGAAGCGTTTTGAAACGGATAGCAATATCGTATGTTCGAGCGAGTTCTGGTAGAAGCTTCACTGAAAAAACTATATCGTTTGGAAACCATGGAACGATCTGTTCCCAAATCTGAAACATATCATCGGCATTCTTCGTCATCGCATAGAGTTCGAACGTGATCTTGTAGGGGACCGGTTCATAGGCAAATCCCTGAACATCGGGATTCTTTGATGAAATGCGATTGAGAGGAAACAACTGGCGCTGAACGTCATAAGCCATGTCGGTGATATTAAACCCCAGACGTGGCAGGATAGCTGCCACTGATCTGGAAATGTCATCATGAATCAACCACACCCAGTGCCGCTTCGCAGAATAGGAAATAGGCACAACAATATCCGAAACCAGATTGCCTTGTTTATCATGGCGTCTGACTGACAGATTATTGAACAAGTGTCCAAAAAGAATAACGTACTTTCTGGCAAGTGAGTGATAGTTGTATTTCGAGAACATTAGTACAGTTTGCTATTCGTTACTTGCCAGCCACCCGGCAGATAGTCTGGGTCTTCATGACCACTATCGATTGACCCAAACGGGACCAAATCTTCTTCGATACGTTGCGCCTTTTCCGAGAACAGCTTTTTGCGAACGTCCATGTTCATGAGTTCTTTGAAATATTCTTGGTTCACTGCCCAAGAGAAAAGAACTAGACACATCACATAATCGTCGTGCTGGCCGGGAAGGGCCTGATACTTGCCGTTGACCAAACCGAAGTTCGAGAGTTCGGCAATCACATCATAGTCATTTATAATCATCTGCTTTCCTTCAACGAGAGACTTCAGGTTTGCACAACCCAGTCGCCGTGTTGATGGTGCAGTAGGAATACCCGGATCGCCAACTCCTTCATTCAGGATACGACCGGCCCGACCATTATTCTCTGTGTAAAGAACGTTGGTATATTCCAGATCATCGATCAAGGTATCCGAGACTTGTTGCCCCAGATCATTCAATTCGATAAGGACCATGGCCTCATTGTAAATCTTCGCAGCATTAAGAACGTATGATGCATATAGCTGCGGCGCTTGCCACTCACTATTGTAGGTCGCCACGACTTCGAATGGATATTGAGTAATGTCCAATACACAGAAGGCCGAACTGTCTAGACCCTTGCCTCGGCTGGTATCGACCGAAATGAAGTAGTAGTGATCTTCCATCGGCTTCTTAAAGAAGCGAATGCCATCATGGTCTTCGATAGGTTCGTAGAACGACAATGCTTCGAGGGCTGCGGCTGAAATCAGCGAGTTCGCATTACCCAAGAATTTGAGTTCGTATTCTTGCTCCCACGTCGCCAGACCAATGTCCGCAATCGTCTTACGCTTGAATTCTTCATCACGTCCCGGAACTTCATCCCATTTGATGGTGAAGTACTTGAAGCTTGACTCTTGCTTCAAGGCATTGACCCACATCTTATGATAGTGGTTCAGTCCATTCGGCGTCGAGATAACAAACACTTTGGTTTCGGTACCGCCAGAAATGGTTGGATAGACTGAAGCCAAGAATTCCTTTGCTATGTTTTCGTTGACGAACGCAAACTCATCTAGGAGAAGAATCTGGATCGCAGAACCACGACCGGTATTTTCTGTCGTTGCAGTGCCTGAGATTTTTGAACCGTTCTCAAACGCAATCGACATTGTATTCCATTCCGTAATGCCCTTTTGCAGGAAGTACGGAAGGTTTTGGCAGGCCACTTTGACCTTACCGACGATTTCTTTCGCCGTGTTTGATTTGTTGGCAGCAATCAGGATGTTGAAGTCATCATGAAAGAGCGCACACCATAACAGGTAGATAGAACACAATAGAGATTTGCCGACCTGTCGACTCAGGCATCCAATCACCATGCGTTCTTCGACTAGAAGCTTCAACATGCGCTTCTGATAGTCACGCAGAATGAACTTCTGCTTCTTACCGTTCGCATTGATGATGGTGATGTAGTTTTCCATGAAGTACATGGGATCATCCATGCACTTGATAAATTCCTGAACTTCTTCTTCTGTGTATTCTAGATCAACTCCCGCCGCTCTAAGGCCGGGAATGTTTTTATATGTCTTAATATTTTTCTGAATCATTAATCCAATGGATTTCTTACTCGAATATCCGAGACCGATCCCATAGCGTATGTTTTCGAACTTCGAACACTCGAACTGTTACTTACGTTCACAACTGAGTTGGAAACTTGGTTTTGGTTACTCACTGCGGCCATAGAAGACATCAACTGTTTCATCGAATCTTCTTTGCTGGTAGTAGCGAGGAATGGAGTGCGTGGGTTTACGCCCGTCGCTCTTGTTTGACTTATAATATCTACTGTTGTTTCGGCTGGCCCCATGACGGCGGCGGCAGCATTTTTTGCCTTTCCTTGTTGTGTTAACAGATCGGGTGTACCGCCTTCGGCAGTCACTGGATGTTTAGTAAAAAATTTCCCTAGCCATCCACCTACTCGGAAAAAATCTGCTTTAAAAAGAGATAGTTCATTTTCAACATCATGAACGAACGCCATCCAAATATCATGGAGGACGTTGCCCAAAAGCTTTCTAATATTTGGGAGGGAGCCTTTGATTTGATTGGTGATAGCAGTAACAGCTTCACCATTCGCCTCGCCTCCCTTTTTGTCTGCATATCCAATAACAGCGAATATCTTGTCGATTACACTCGTAGCTGACGTAAGAGACGTGCCTGTGGCCTCACTGACTTTCTTATCGACGTATTGATAGAGAGTCTTTAATTGGCCAGTGACTTCACCAAATGGACTTGGAGTTTCGTGATCGAGAACGGCCTTAATATCTTTGCCTATAGTCGAGATATGATCGACCACGATCTTCTTATATTTTTCACCCAATGCTAAAGCCTGAGAACCCAATCCATCGGGTTCAAACGCATCGGTGATTTTTTTGCTGATACTGTCGATCAAGCCGCTGGCAGCACCGGAGATTTTTGCTCCCCATGCCTTCAACTTATCTGGTCCGAAATAGAAATATGCAGACATGGCTGCAATCGCAGCACCTATGATGCCGCCGATGATCCAACCGACAGGACCCATAGCGGCAAGCGTAGCGGCTATGCCAGCGCCTTCACCCAATCCACCTAGCGGAACTAGAGTGCCAAATGCACGGGTAATAACGCCGACCAGAGTGCTAACTGAAAATCTACCGATAACAAATTTGAAAGCACTCAGTAGAAATTTTCCGGTAATGACCTTTAGAACAAATCCGATGGCCAAATTTGCGAAATTCCAGATACCGTCTCCGATTTTTCCTATGAGCTTGTTGATTCTCTCATGGATCGCTTCAGCGATTGAATCTGGTCGAAATTCAAGGACCTTCTGTGCGCCACCCAGATAGTCTTTCTGGCCATGAATGGCATTCTCTGACCTCTGATTATGGAAAAAGGAAAGCAGACCTTCCAACAATTTGCTGGAATGTTTGGCTTGTGCATTATCCTCTGACCGTTCTTCCTTATGTTGCGCCTTTTCACCGTGGAAAAAGGAAAGCAGCTTGTTCAGAATATTGGATGATCGTTCGGCATGTGCACCATGTGGATGTGCCGCTTCTGACTTCTGTTCACGATCAGCACCACTATGAGATTCTTCCTCGTCGCTATCTGGCATCTTTATAACGTTGACAGGAATCGGCTTTACTTCGTCCTCTGGATCATCTTCACCGGCTAGATGCACACCAAGAGGTTTTGATCGTAGATCGGTAACAGCCCGAATGAGTTCATCTTGTTTGTTTAGAAGCGTTTCAAAATATGTGCGAATGTCTTTGATCGGTCCTGCAAAGCCTTGAACCAGTTGTTGTGTGGCAGACTCAAAAAAGCTATCAGCAAAACTCGTCGTGAAGGATTTCGCCATACTCAGAAGCGAGGCCATGTTTGATCCCATGGCCTGACTGATTGAATTGCTCAGGTCCTTGACCGACATATCATCGGTCTTGTCAGCAACGGGGGTGTTCGAGGTTACCGAAGGAAGACTATCCATTAAGGTTGTTTCTTATTGTTCTTTAGCCAAGTCGAATAGGAGAATGCAGTCACGCCCATGTAGGATAAAATGATTGCGGATAGAGTACCGTAAACCCATCCAAACAAAGCATCGTATGCACCGACCTTATCTGGATTGATGTGAAAAATGACAAGCAACGTCAGTCCTAGGATAGAAATTAGTGCGACCCACGCCATGAGTCTCCGATGAGCAAACGAATCCATCGTGTTCCCATTCGGATCGACTTGAAATGTAATGTCACCACCGGGATCACGTTTATTCGGATCAGTACCGTTCACAACGCCTTCGGTCTCCGTAACAGTGCGTCTATACTGCGGAGGATTCTGTGTCGTTGGTGTAGGGATATCTTCATTAGCTCCCATTTTCGGCGTTCCATCTTGCGTCTTGTTGTCCTAACCAGCCGCCAGTTTCATTTTGTGATGATTGTGATTGCTGGTCTTCTTGAATCTTTTGCATAATAAAGTTGATTACGATTTCTCTTTCGTAAGGCATCATGTTTTCTAATACGTCCCAGTGATACCCCCAGTTCGTATGCAGAGCATGATTTGTCACGTAGAAATTCATAAGGTTGTCATGACAAATCAGGAGGTAAAAAAACCTGTGATGCCCGAGACCTCCACTGCATCTTCGCCATTACATGCCTCACAAACGAAAGGTACTTTCGTTTCCAGATATGGCATCGTCACGAAAAAATTGTTTATCTCTTTGTAAACATCCGGGCTTAGACCCTCGACCCATTGCTTCAGTTCTTCTTTAGGAAACTGACGTGCATTGGCGAATTCTTCGCCCTCGTAAATCGTATCAATCGAATCCAAAACCAGATCGTATGAAGTCTCGGTCATGTTTTTTGCCTTGAGAGAAATATCGTAAGTCTCATACAGACTCGGATATGCCATCGTCAGACCAACGTTCTCATTGACCGCAATCTTGTTTGTGTGTCCTTCAGGGAAATGAACCTGACATACATTCAAGTCTACATTGATCTTATTTGGCGTATCGCAATGCTTACATGCCTTTAGAACTTCAACCTGTTCGCCAATCGAATTCTTTCTGATTTCAAGAAACAGCCATTCGACATCCACGATGGGTAATTTCAAAACATCCACTGTCTGGGTAAGAACACAGCTTTGGAGGATTTGAAAAACCGCCTCAATCAGAATGCGAGAATCCTTCTCTGAGTTTGCCTGAAATCCTTCAATGGCAGTAAGAAGAATTTTTTCTTCTTTAACGAGAAATGCTCTGGCCCTGACAGTCTTTTGTGTCAGCGGCAGAAGAACATTGAATTCACGGGCAATAATTTTAGGTAGTGTTTGCATTAAGCTAAAGCGTTTCCATTATTAGGGATAGAGTCGACTCCTGTCGTTGGTCCTGTCGAAGAAACCGATGATGGTGAAGACGTTGTTGTGGTTGTTGGCGGCGTACCGGCTGTAGTCGCAGCATTGTTCGCCAAATTATCTGTGTAGTAGTAATAGGTGAACTTCACGTCTAGTTTGGCAATAACCTCGTCACCGGACCATGAAAGTTTTATCGGGCTAATCTCAACAGGAAAGGCTTCGATTAGATTCAACTGGTAACCAACATCACCCGTCTCAGTGTAGCAAGTGATGGTCACCGTGCCCTGATAATCTGTCAGGTATTGAATATCGAACATGGTCGGTTGTTTGCCATGCAAAGTTCGATATGGACCGACCATATCGTCAATCCATTTTTCGAAGTATTCACATTCCGAAAAGTCTTCTGATAGAATTACACTTAGAGTAATGTCATTGAACGACGTTCCAGAAGCCCTGTGTTGTTCTGGACCATAAGCATAGATCGAGCGACCGGCCACCGTGACCATTCTGCCCGGTTTATCGACTCCATCGATTCTCATGATCATGTCCGCAGCCGCAGCCGCATTCGTGGAATTCGGTGAAGGAATGCTTGCGCCGCCACGGGTAATCAGGACTTCGAAATTGGTAGTCTTAGCCAGCCCTTTCGTAAACGATGCAGTAAAATCATTAATCGAAAATGCCATTTACTTCTTCATAGCCTTGTATGCATCCGACCAGACCTTCGAGGCACTTGCCTTCTGGAAGTCATGAACCGGCAGAAACAACGCACTTCCCCATGATTCATATGGAACGTTCAAAAATTTCGAACGAAGATGGCCACTGAGATAGCGTTTGACGCACGGCTTAAACAGCTTCGTCATACCCTTCAGTGTCTGATAGGAGATTTGGAGTTTGCGCTGGTCGGGCAGCTTGCCAGTCTCGGTCTCTCTCAGAACATCCAACAGCTTCGCTCGCAGCGCAGGCGGCAGATAATGGAAGTTCAGACCCAGAAACCCATCATTGTATCTTTCGATTGGAAAGACACAGGGAAACAGATCGTAGTATGGAAGTTCTTCTTTCAGCTTTGGATCATACATAAAGAAGTACAGCTTCCCCATGGCAAGATTGCCAACATTGAGGAAGTCCTTCTTTCCATATTCCCGCATAAGGTCCGATGAAGTCATACCATCGAAGCCCTCGGCTTGCTTACGAAACCAAGTCAGAGACTTTTTGGTATTGTCAAAGACAATGTTTTTAGCCGAAGCATCCGCCAAAATCTGAGAAAATGTTGTATCGTTAGCCACGTTTTAAATCTCTTTCAGTTAGTAACAGAAACTTCGCTCCACGTTTTCTGCAAAATTCTTTGGCCGCATCCCACTTTGCGTTATTGATTTCCCATGTGGCGACCTCAGTAGGCTTTAATTTGCCCTTCTTGTTCGGCTTCGGAGGAATCGTCTGACTGTACGACTTCAACTCAACGAAGAAGACTTTTTTTGCTTCTGTCATGATAACCAGATCGATGAAGTAGCGATGTGGTCTTCCGTCCATAGGACTCACGTATGGAATGACATGTTCCTCACTTGCCCAACGGATGATTCTCTTATCCAGATCGATCATCTTCATGTACCGGTGTTCGATATTTGACCGGTAGATGATTTTGGTAGCATCGCCCGCATATTTGTTCGGGTTGACCGGTTTGAAAAAACCTTTCCGGCAATTCTGATACATTTTTACTTTTTTGCCGATAAATAGTTGAGGCTCTTTTATTTATAGGCAAAAATGTCAAGCACTCCCGATACAAGTACCCAATTAACTGCACTAAACACGTCGAACTCGAATGGACCGGGACAAATTGCCTTCCCTTCGGATCACGGGCAAACGTCGAATAACTGGATTACTTTCATCGAATTCGATTACCGCAGGCCGATTAGTGCCTTCAATTCGTCCCCGACGCCGACCGGTGGCAGCTTTTCCTTGCCTACTCCACCTTCTCTGAACGCCTCGTATCAGGCGACATGGGGAGACGTGACAGAAACTGCGATGGAAACCACGCTGGTTGATAATCTGGTGAAGAACTTGCCGTCCCAAAGCGGTAAGAATCTCTTACAAAATCCCGCCGCATCGATTGCTTCGGCATACAAGAAATTCACCGCACCAACTGAGAAGGACGAACATGGTCAGAAGACTTCTCGATTAGATGCTTTGAAACATCATGGTATCGAACTAGGCGATGAGTTTTCAAAGGCGATGATTACCGACGTGGCTTCACGCTCTCCGGTTATCGATTCCGCCGCCGCCGTTGTGGGTCTCGCCAGAAACCCTTGGAATGCGCTGACCTTCACCGGCATGGAATTTCGTTCTTGGTCTTTTTCATGGAGATTCTTCCCCAAAAGCTTCGATGAATCGCAGAAATTGGAGCAAATCATAAAGATGGTGAAGAAGGGTATGCATCCTTCCTATGCCCCCGGCACCAATAACAACGTCTACATCTATCCGAATATGTATTTGCCGGTTCTGTCGCCCAATCAGTGGCTTTTCGATTTCGGATTCTGCGTCGTTACCAATTTCGATGTGAACTATCACGGTGGCGATGGACCTCTATATTTCTATCATGAAGGTCAAAAAATTCCGGCACAGGTGAACATTCGTCTTGCTATCAAAGAAATCGAAATCAATACCAAGGAATCTTTCGATTCATCCTCACTACAAGCCGGTGGATCGGCGGCGACGCAAAATCAGATTCTTCCCGGTGCTACGTTTAGAGGCCGCTAATGGCAGTTTTCTTTAAGGACTTCCCCGTCATTAATTACAAGATGGGGACTACCAATGTTCAGATGGTCAACGTCATGAGGCGTTTTAAACCTCTGAAAGAGATTCTAAATAAAGCGGTCATCTACTACACCTACACGGTGAAGGATGGCGAACGTCCCGATATGGTATCCTACAACATCTATAATGATGTGATTTATGACTGGGTACTGTTGATGTTCAATGAGAAGTTTGATCCATATTTCTCATGGCCGCTGGACAATACTCAATTCAATGAATTCATGGAAACGAAATATGGTTCGCTCAGTGAAGCTACCCATACGGTGCATCATTATGAGTGGATTCTAAATCCGAAAATCAGAAATCCAGATGGTTCGATCATTCAAGAAAGAACCTTGGTTGTTGATTGCGATACATATCTCGGCATTCCAGATGATGAGAGGCGAACCGTTTTTTGTTTTGACTGGGAGTTTCAGAAAAATGAAAACAACCGGCACATCAAAGTTCTGGACGCTATCTATCTTCCTCAACTGATGAACGAGAAGGCAAAGATTTTTGGCTCTTGATCCAACGTCTACAATTTCCGAAACCGGTGCAACGTCCGGCGCTTCGACTAATCTCCCGGCAACGACAGGAAGCAATCCGCTATCCAATTCTGGTTCTTCCGACCAAGTTTATCAGCCGGGCTTCGTCAACTTCAAAAGCGCCTACTTAAACTCTCCGTTTAGTAATCAGAAAATCGACATCACCGATCTGATCGATGAAGTGGCCATCTATGAAAACATTATGCGTCCATTCGTGACGTGTTCGGTTTTCATTCATGATGCAACATCGCTTATGACTTTGTTTCCTCTAACAGGCGACGAGACGCTTACGTTTGAGTTGGCGATTCCTATGCCATGTTTCCCCGAGCCATATTCAGTCACGCTTCGAGTAACGGGTATCAACGACGTTGTTATGGACGATAAGCCTCGTTCTTCTCACTACGTTATCCGTGCATGGTCGCCAGAAGCCATTCAGGACTGGACCACGACAATTCGTAAGTCTTATTCTGGCATGCCAGTTTCTGATATGGTGAAGAAGGTCGCTAAAACTTATTTGAACATTGACGATAAAAAGCTAAAGGCATCTGCATCACAAGGCAATCGGACTATCGTCATTCCGAATATGCATCCTTCAAAGGCATTGAAATTTTTGAGTCGTGAGGCACAGAGCCAGCAATATCCGGCGTCTAACTTCGTTTTCTATTCCGATTCGAAGGGCTATTACTTCAAGACTGTTGAAGAAATGATGACGGGGCAAACGAAGGACAAATACTTCCTGACCGAAAAGAACTATTTTCCAAATAGCGATGTTGCTTGTAGTGCCCCGAGCCTTTCGGGTGGCTTACAAGTTGATCCGAATATTCTGGATACGATCAAGACAACCGGCGCACAACAAGGCGCTGCCGGAAAGCCGTTCGAATGGATGAAGGTATCGGCTGTGAAAATCGAAAACACCTTCGATCTAGAAAACCATATCAAGATGGGTGCTTTCGATAACTCAGTAACTTCTTTGGACCCGAACGTTTCTTTGATTGGCACCAAGACGTATAATTACGTTCAGGACTATCAGAAATTTCAGCGCACCGATAAAGCTGCTGCGAAGATGACATTCCAGCAATCGGCTCTAAATAAACTTAAGGGCTTTTCGCATATGCGGTTTCAGATCACAGATCATCCGCATAACAAAACAGACCCCGACACCAAAGATGATTTTTTGCATCTGATGGTGGCTTCGGGTGCGATGTTAACGTTTGTCAAAATTACAATCACGGTTCCCGGCGACCCGACTAGACATGTTGGTGACGTTATCAGAATCGGTTTTCCTGAATTCTCTGCGTTTGATGAAACGATCAAAGAAGAAAACGGATTTCTTTCCGGTGATTATCTTGTGACAGAACTTCGAAACATGTGGTCCCGCACAGGAAATGGTTATCAGTTGATGATGACATGTGTAAAGAATTGCTACGCCAAATCTCCTGAGACCACGACGAAACCCATGAGTAAAACAAGTGGCATCGGTGCCAGTGTTCTAACAAATCCCGGTCCATCCGTTTCGCAACCTTCAGGTGCAACAGACGGAACCAGCACACCAACTTCATAATTTAGGTTTTCAATATGTCTCTTTTTCCAGAAGAAATTGCTGGTTTACTTGGTTCTAAGACTTCTTTCTTCATCGGCATTGTAGAAGCCACAGACGATCCGCTGACTTGCGGACGTGTTCGTGTTCGTGCATTCGGGTGGCACACAGAAGATCGTTCAGAGGCGACGGGTATCCCGACCAAAGATTTGCCTTGGGCAATCGTGCTTCAACCCTCCACGTCGGCAGCTTCGTCGGGTGTTGGTTGGTCTTCCGGCCTTATCAATTCTTCGATGGTCTTTGGTATCTTCTTGGATGGTGAAACAGGCCAGTATCCGCTTGTGCTTGGGTCGCTCTTTCATATTCATAGACCGGCTGGTCCGAATAATCCCGGTGGCAATCCCTCAACTCCTGTTCAAAACACACAGGGAGGCTCCACAGCCCCGGCAATGCCCTATCACGGTCAAGGGCAGGAACCGAATACAAAATATCCAGCATCGGCACCATTGCCGAATCAACCCGGCAAAGGCGCTTCGACTGGCGACAATGGCGGCGTTCTCGGACAGAACGTAGCGGATGGTTCATGGCCGCTGAAATATTATTCGAAACAAGAAATGAAGAACATGCATATGCCGACAGCGATGGCGCTGGATTCGGCGGCAGCTTCATTGGGTCGGAAGATTCCGATCACAGGTGCATGGGCATCCGGTGGTCACGTCTCGCATAGTCAGCACTATCTAGGCCGTGCGGTTGACTTGCCGACTGGCACTTCGAAAGAAATCATTCAGGCTCTGGTCAAGGCAGGCTTCGTCGGTTTCGGCAACTACGGTCATGGCAACAATCCCGGCAGTGGTTCTTATCATGCTGATACCCGTGCAAGCGGCGGCGTCTCATGGGGATATGATTATCATTCAAAAACTACACCGGCATTTCTCTTGCAGTGGCTGCATGAGGCTGGTTGGTATCCGGGCCGTCCTCCTTTTCAGGGCGTGAAGTCTAATCCGGGACAGCCACAACAAGCACCGGCTGCGAATAATTCTACGTCTTCATCGGACGATACGAACACCAACACACAGACAAATAACAACAGTTCGTTGCCAACTCGTATTGCGAATGATCCTGATGCGAATGCATCGGCTCAGAACGTGGCGTCTCAACATGGCTTCTCGACGCAGGCATTGGGTGGTGTGATCGGTGAAGAATCATTGGGCGATACCACGGCTGGTACAGGTTCTTTCAATGGCCTGACACAGATTGGCAATCAGACGTTTGCTGAAAATGGCGGCACTCTCGGTGGCATGACCTATGAGCAATATCTGAACGCTACTCCAGCACAACAGATTGACGTTTATGGTGCCTATCTCGATCACTATAATTTCTCTGGACAGTTGCAACAGAACGGCATCGATCTGTCTTCTTATCCACCAGACTTGCAATATGCTTATCTTCAGGGCTTCCAGTTTTCACCAAACGGCACTGCATGGAAACAAGCGTTCGCCGCTGGTAACTACAATGTCCCTGTAACTAATTCACCGCAGGCCGCAAACCTCGGTTCAACATCTATTGCTGACATGGCCAAAGCTTACAATGCCGGTCTCCCCGGCTTCGGCGGTGCAGGCGGCACAGGCGGTGGCGGTAGTGTGGCTGGTGGTTCTGGTGGTCAGACGCCTGCTGGCGCAGGCGGCACGATGCCCGGCTATCATGATCCAACCAATTCATATCCGACCACGGCTTATCAGGGCCAGCCGTCAATGAACATGAATGCCCGTGGCGTTAATGGTGTGATGAACTCGCCATTCGGTGCGACAAGCACGATCCCGGTCGATTCTGATAACAGTCAGGCAGGCGGCTTCCCGATTGCTGGTGACAAAGGCACGTTTGCGGCTGAACCTCCACAGGCATCATCACCGAAATACGGTATGAACCATGTCTACAACTCTCGTTCTGGACATATGCTTTCGCTGGACGATTCGCCCGGTGCAGAAGTCATTGCTCTTAAGCATGGCCCTTCTGGCTCAAAAATTCAGATGAATCCCGGTGGCACGATTTCTATTCGTGCAAAGGGAGACCTCTACACACTCGTTGTGCACAATGAATATCATGGTGTTCAGGGTGATGCTTATTATACATCGCAAGGCGATACAAACATTCGTGCAACTTCGGATTTGAATATTCATGCCGATGGCGGCTTGCATATCCAGACATTCAATGATCGTTCTGACGTTGTGGCTGGTCGTTTCGATATGATGGCTGGCTCACGAATCGAACTTAAGTCATGTGAAAAGATCATCATCGAAGCCCCGGATATTGAAGTCTATTCGACCGGTGGCATCAACTTCCATTCCCAAAAAGATATGTGCTTCACATCGGCAGAGGGCGGCTTCAAGTTTAATGCCAAGACTGGTTTTGAAATCACGGCAAAGAAAGACGTTGTGACCAAGACCGATGCAGATATTAAAATGCAATCGAAAAATCTGTCAGGTAAAATTGATACTGATATCAAATTTCAGGGCACGAATATCAACCTCAATGCCTCAAGCACTGGTCAATTCTCGGCCAGCACCATGGGTCTAAAGGGCGATACCACGAAACTGACAGGCACTAACAACCTTGGTTTGTTTGGTGGACAGACCGTTGAAATTGGCGGTGGCCAGATGGTCGAGGTCAATTCTCTTGCGAATCTTTGTATTCCGCCATGGGTTGATGGTGGCTCGCCTCCTTCGCAGGCATCGAATGCCGAAACAGCACCGGAAGCAAAACCAGCAAAGGTCACTGATGCACAGTCAACCGACTTGGGTCAGAAGGCTCCCGACCGCAGAACGATTAAGAAACAACAAGCACCGCAGTTGAATCCCAATACGACGATCACAGATCAGGCGCTGGAAGCTTATAGCAAAAACGGTACTCAGAACGATTTGAATAACATCATTCAGCAAAATGGTGGGCAAACACAAAATCTTCAACCGGATTCAAATCTTTTGAATAACCTAGGAAAGGATAATGCAGTGACGCAACCTACTGGACTCGATCCGAATTCTCCTACCGGGCAGGACCTACAAAACATCACTTCGACTAATCAGGTCGGTAGTGGTAATGGTTCATCGAATTCTGGCATCACAGGAAACGATGCTGACTCGAATCTTTTGAACAACATGGGTTCGAACTCAGCTATCGAAGCCGATGGACAAAATTCTCCCGATGGTCCTCCACAATCAAATGATCCGAACTACACTCCACCAGATTGGAGCAATGGCGGCATTCCAACCACAACGGATACCGGTGGTTCTCTGCTCAGTTCTAAGGCTGGTTATGATGATAACATGGTTAGTGCTTCACAAAACTATCTAGGTCAACGTGAAGGCAGTGGAAGTGTGGATGCTCCACCGACAGGATCGCACTACGGTCAATTCCAGATGAATCAAGACGCCGTGAATGCGGCGGCAAAGACCATGGGTGTTCAGCCAGTAAACGCATCGCAGCTTTCAGGCAACGCAGCATTGCAGCAACAATATCTAGATGGCTATCAGACCACGATCTACAACTATCTGTCACGCAATGCCCCGGCTTTCAATACGATGACAGACGCCCAACAGCTTGCGGCGATCAATGCCAGTTGGCTAGTCGGCCCCGGTGCAGGCGCACAGTGGATCAATTCTGGTTTCAATAACGGCGTTATCAGCCCAGATGCAAACGGCACCACGGCGGCAAGTTATTACAACGGCACTCTCAACGCTCTGAAGAAGGCAGGGTTCTAATGAATATCAATGACATTGGTCTTCAGGATGCTCCTGATGGACCAGAAACAGATACGGGCGTGAGAACCAACTTAGATGGTTTTCCACATCCTATTATGTCCTCGAATGGCATCATATCGACCATCAATGCTGCCAGAATGCGAGCGAACGCAAAAGAGAATGCTCTAAGCGGCGAAGTTCAGGATCAGGTTTTTTCTGACATTCTTCAGGCCGTGGCACAAACTAAAGTGCCGCCAGATATGATTGCGTTCTGTATGGATTGGGATTCGGACATTACATCCGGTGGCGGCAGCGCCATGGGTGCAGCAAACAAGCTTCTGAACAACATCAACGAACTTCGTAGCACTTTAGGTCGAGACCCGAATCAGGGAGAGGTTTTTGCCTCTTATGTTCTGGGATCGGCAGGCGAAGTCCTAAATAGGAAGAAGCTTTCAGATGAGAAGCCCGATGAGCAAGCACAGGGTATTCAAAACGAGAAAGTAGCGAAGAAACTTCAGAATGGGAAGCCGGTACCTCGAACCAATCGAGAGGTCTATACATTCTTTTTCCGCCGTATCAACTCAGGAAATACGACAGTTACAAAAATGTTGGGTAATGCTCCTTCCAATTCTACAGGTAGCAGTTTGTTAAAAACGATCTACAACGCAATCGCTCCCGCAACTCCTACGGTAGATTCTACAAATATCGGTAACATAGGAATCAGAGGTTAATGGGTTTTCAAGTACCTCAAATTACTTCTCTCTCGCAGATTGATTACGGTCTCCCTATCTCTCCAAATTTTTTGTTGGAGCATTTGACTACAGGTGCCTTTCATACTGTCTTGGGTAAATGGGTCCCTCAATTTCCGGCCCTTTTGAATCCAGCACAACCGAACGGAATGTTTTCTCCCGGTGTGCCATTGCTTCAAATCGTGCAGTCCCTGCAATCTGGGGCGAATGGCATTCTTGAACAGATGTTTTCTGGTATGGGTGGCAGCATGATCCTAAATTCTGGGTTTCTGAATAACATCCCCTCGAACACCGGACTAAGTGAAGTCGGCCATATGTTGGGTCAATCCTTCGATATTGCTATCAATGGCATGCAGGACAACCCCATTAGTGCTGCGAAGGACATTCAGAAGCTTGCCGTGGGTGCCACGACGGTTTCTATGGTCTATGGCCGTGGCGCTGCACAGTCCTACTTTCATATCGATTTCAGCCAGCAATCCATTGCACAGGCGAACTATAAAACACTCCCCAACTTCCAGACGGTCGATCTGGCACAGGGCATTGTAGAACAAGGCGCAGTTAACTTTCGAGGATGGGTCTGATTTCTGGTTCGACAGTAAAAAATGTCCATAAATAGTCATGAATGTCGAACACAAAAATTGCTCAAGTCTTTCGAGATTTAGATATCTCATTTCAGGCACATCCGGTCACTGGCAACCCAAAAATGCTGGTGAACGAGGCTTCTATTGAACAAGCCATCCGAAACATTGTGCTTCGGAACAAGTTCGAATCGGTTTTTGAACCGACCTTCTATACCGACGTGACCGGTTCTCTTTTCGAAATGGTTACCGCTGGTACGCAAGTCTACCTAAAGACGGCCATTCAGTATGCACTCAAATATTATGAGACCCGAGTTGATGTCCTTGCTGTAAATGTGGTGGCCGATGGCGACCAGCACACGATCAACGTCTCAGTGACTTACAAGATCATCAATCAATTAAATCCAGTCACAGTCAACTTCTTTCTCAGCCGTGTGCGGTAAATGGTACAATCAGCTAATACTTCTCTTGTCGTTTCCGATCTGAATTTCGTTGGCATCAAAACCAACCTTCAAAAATTTTTACAGCAACAACAAGAATTCAAAGACTACAATTTTGCTGGTTCAACGATAAACCAGATTCTGAGCATTCTTGCTTACAACACCTACTACATGGGTGTTTACGAGAACATGGTCTCGAACGAATGCTTTCTGGATACTGCAACTCTAAGAGATTCGGTTGTCTCTAATGCAAAGGCAGTGGGTTACGTTCCTCGCTCTGCAAAGGCCGCAGAAGCAGAAGTTTTGATTTTCGTTCTGCCTATTGATGCGCCGGACGAAATCATTGTCCCTAAGTATACCCGTTTTCAGTCCCAGTTGGATGGTGTGAAATACACTTGGACCACGGACGAAGACGTGACCATTGTCAACACCAATGGCACCTACAACAAAATTCTGAAAATTCTAGAAGGTGAAGTTCTGACTTACACCTTCACCTATGATGGTTCAACGAATTCTTTCGAACTTCCTAACCCAAACACCGATACTGATTCCTTGGTAGTGAAGGTCAAGGCAAATGCCGATACGACCGATGTGATTACCTTCACTCAGGTCGAAGACATTACCCATTTAAGCGGCGATTCAAACGTTTATTTCATTCAAGAAAACAGTGCCGGAAACTATGAGGTTTATTTCGGTGATGGTGTTCTAGGAAAAAGTTTGCAGATTGGGAATGTGGTTTCGATCACATGTCGTGTCTGTTCCGGCACCATTGTTAATGACGTGAACTCATTCACGCCAGCCGGTTACATCGGATACAATAAGGTTTTGCCGACAACCTACTATCAGGCATCGGCAATCAGAACTTTCACCGTGGCCGCAAACGGTCAGGAGAAGGAAGACATTGAATCGATCCGGTTCAATGCACCGAAATATTATGACCGCCAAAACCGTCTTGTGGTGGCCGACGATTATCGAAGCTATGTGCTGGCCAATTTCGGCAATCTTGCCGCCGTCAATGCATGGGGCGGCGAAAAGAATGTGCCGCCTATTTATGGCAAGGTTTTTCTTTCGATTAAGCCGGATGCTGGATACTCACTGAACAACGTTCAGAAGGATGCGATCCTAAATGATCTGGTTTCAAAAAACACTCTATCCATCGATCCGATTATCATCGATCCTGTTTTCACATTCATCAATCTTACGATCAATGTGAACTACAACCCCGATCTTACTTCGCTTTCGCCAGATGGTTTGTATTCGAATATTAGTTCAGCCGTGGCTTCTTACGAATCAAACAATCTTGGTTTGTTCGAGCAGGCTTTCTATCGATCAAAGTTCAATACTGTGATCGATAACGTAGATAATTCATTCGTGAGTTCTGATGTTTCTTTCCTTCTGGAAAAGAGGTTCGCTCCTGTCACTTATTCGATTTTGAGCTACGAGATTTCGTTTTCAGAAAGCCTTTATCATCCCTATGACGGTTTCCTTGGTTGTATGTCTTCGGAAGGCTTCACAGTGGTGGGCAATCCAAACGTCTGCTATTTTGATGACGATGGTTTCGGTAAAGTACGGATGTACTACTTTACATCAACGAACTCCAAATTTTATGTGAACAGTAATATCGGAACGATCAATTATGCGACAGGCATAATTCAGATTAATTCGATTGCGTTCGCTGGTGTTCAGAACACGACTCTAAACGAACTCAGAATTTTTGTAACTCCGGGTTTGTCTTCGTATACGCCAACCAACAACGAAATCGTTCTGTTCTCATATCCAAAGGTTCAGATCACGGACGTTAAACTCAATGCTGTGACCAAAGCCGGAACGCCTACAGTTCAGGGCAACATTTCGCCTTTGATGACAACGGGAATTCTCAACACTGTGGTAATCTGACGTGGATTATATTGACGATAAAATTCATCTATTCATTGAACGTCAATTCCCCGAGCGTTTTCGCTTGGATGGTCCCTTGCTGGTCAAATTCATTGAGTACTATTATCAATGGTTAGAAAGTGAAGGCCAGCCGATTCATAATATGACTCGGCTTAAGCAATATCACGACGTTGAAACTTCGCCGGACTATTTCTTCCAGTTCTTGCGTGACCAGTTCATGCAGTCTATTCCTAATAAGCTTGTAGTAGACGAACGACTTCTTATTCGTCATATCGTAGATTTCTATCGAGCAAAGGGCAGTGAAGATGCCTATCGTTTGCTTTTCAGAATCTTGTTCAATGACGAAATCGATTTTTACTATCCCGGCAGTGACATTCTTCGTGTCTCTGATGGTCGCTGGACGATTGAGAAATCACTTTACATCACGAATGTTCTTGTCGATCCACAGACGAACGTCGAGCAGAATACCTATCAAAGCATCATCGGTGTTCAGTCTGGTGCCCGTGCAGAATTCGTTTCATTCATCGAATATTTTGATGATGGCAAACTCGTTCAGGTCATTTATGTAACGAACGTTCATGGCACCTTCATTGCGAAGGAATCTTTGCGCTCCATGGTGACCGGCGAAATCTTGTGTGACATTACTGCACAGGCTTTGCAAACTTCTTCTGGTCGCTACGTCGGAACGTATGGTTTCATTTCATGGGACAAATACATTCAAGATAACGAGTTCTATCAAGAATACTCGTATGTTATCAGATCGCAGGAATCAATTACGCAGTATCAAGATGCTGCGGTGGCTTTGTGCCATCCTGCCGGTACTCGCTTGTTCGGCCAGATTCTGGTTCAGCCCATCGTTGATCTGTATGTGCAAAATGCCATCTTCATCGAAGAATCTCAGAACGTAACGTTCACTTTCATTATTGAACTCCCAACATACTTCATGACAGACGATCAAGTTGTCTGGTTCCATGAAATTGATATTTGGGTCAGCACGTCGGAAGGACTTGTTGCGAATGCCTCGATAGATGAGGCCACAACGATTGCTGGCGAGGGTTGGGTCAGCACCGGAAACACCACGATTCAGTGCTATGCCGATTATCCGCTTTCTGAACTAGCAAACGTGCCTGTTGGGATGACAGGATCGAAGCGTCTTATCCGTGGCTTCCATACTCAGTTTCTTGAGCAAGTGGATATTATGTCTTCATTGGTGGTCAGCGATACGATCAACAATGCCACGGTATCAATTCCAGTGACCACGCTCTATTCGAATTCATTCATGCTGACTTCTGCCGAATATCCCCAGAATGATATTCTTTTCCAGAAGTTCACTGCAACGAAAGTCGATCAGACTCCCATCACCGATGAAGTGATAACTGGGGGCGGTCTACTAAGAATCACGACCGTTCCGGCGAACTATACCTCAGATACGACTTTGGTCCCCGACTATTTGAAGGGCACCAAACATCTAATCGAGGGATATTCGGGTGCGAATTTCTCGACCGAAAAGGCGTTTGCGAATAACGTGATTTCTATCACACATCCGTCTACCGGGAAGATCACGACCTATCCCATCGTAGCCCGATATTCAAACAATTTCATTGCCATCGAATCGGATTATTATTTCCCAGTCTCTACGACCGTTCAGGGTGCCAGTTACCAGATCACGGTCTATCAAGACACCGAATAATTCGACCATAAATACTAGAAATCTTTCTATACCCAAGGATATGAATGACCGGGATTGTTACCCAGAATTTCCGTATTAACAACGCCACGAATTTCTACAATGTTTTTCAGGACAATTCTGTACCGATTTATTTGTTCATTGCCAGATCGTTCCCATGGCCGAATGACAATAGTCCCCCAACACCGACCGATACGGTCGAAGAACGTAAGCATACCTTTGATAACATTCTAGGTGTGAAGCGCATCGGTGCGTCTGACGTTGTGTTCGGCGCTCCCAATACTCCTTGGGCATCTGGTACTGTTTACGCCATGTATACGTCAAATACGGCGTATCAAGGCACAGATACAGCACCAGCTAATTTCTACGTCGTGACCGATGATCTGAACGTCTACAAGTGCCTCAATAACAACAATGGTGCGCCATCAACGATCAACCCATCAGGAACACTTACTCAATCCTTTACGACCGCTGACGGGTATCAGTGGAAGTATATGTTGAGTGTGAACACTGCCGATGCTCTGAAGTTTTTGACTTCCAATTATATCCCAGTCCGCACTCTTACGGTTGATGATGGCAGTCCGCAGTGGGACGTTCAGCAAGCCGCAGTTGTTGGTGCCATAGAGACAATTATTCCGGTTGCTACCGGCACAGGTTATCTGACGAATTCCGGCACCTTGGTTTCTGCCACGACTTCGACCGCTGTCCTAGGTATCACGGCAACCAGCACGTCTGGCTCTTATGTCAACTACGGAATTTATCTTACTGCGGGTACTGGTTCGGGCCAGCTTCGCAAGATCACATCTTATAATGGCAGCACTCGAACAGTAACCGTTGATAGCAACTGGACCACAACGCCAGATGCTACAACTTCATATATCGTTTCTCCTTATGTCTCGATTACTGGCGATGGCACCGGGGCAAAGGCGTATTCCACTGTAAATTCCGGCCATTTGAATAAAATCAACATGGTTTCGATTGGTGCGAATTACACCTATGCGATGGCTTCTGTTCTGGCGAACACTTCAAATGGTTCGGGTGGAACGCTAAAGCCTGAAATGTCACCGACCCGTGGTCATGGCTCCGATCCTGTCAGTGAATTGATGGCACATAACGTCATTCTGAATTGTAACCTTCAGGGTTCGGAATCGAACACCTTCACAACGCAAAACGACTGGCGTCAAATTGGTTTGATTGCAAATCCAACGCTGGCATCTAACGGCGCACTTGCGACCGGCTCTCTCTATAAGATGACAACGAACGTGCAGATCACTTCAAGCACCGGCACATTCGTCCGTGATGAAGTTGTGACCGGCTCTACGTCCGGGGCCTATGCATACGTCGTAGAAAACGTAAGTGGTGGCGGCTCGATCAATGTGACAGGCGTTATTGGCCAATTCGCAAATAGTGAAACTATCACAGGCGGGACTTCTGCGGCAACCGCAACAGTTTCGGGAGTAACATCCCCGCCGCTGGCAAGAAACTACGGCAAAATCCTCTATACGGAAAACAAGACGCCGGTCACTCGTTCGCTTGATCAGCAAGAAAGTTTCCGCATTACAATCAAGTTCTAATTCTGGTCCATAAATAATTTAAACCAGAACAAGGTATTTTTAAGTGGTAGCAAATACGATTTCAACGCCTCTCAACGGCGCTCCCTATTGGGATGACTATGACCCGTCAAAAGGGTTTGTCCGCATTCTCTATAGACCGGGCTTCGCAGTTCAGGGACGTGAACTTACTCAAACCCAGACTATGATTCAGCGCCAGATCACCGATCTGGCCGAGAACGTCTTCAAAGACGGCTCTATCGTCACGGGTTGTCAGTTCGTTCAGGACTCTCATTATGGTTATATCAAAGTTCGGGACAATGATTCTCTAAACCATCCCATTTCCCTCTCGAACTTCAACAATACCTTTATCGAAGGTCAATTCACTGGCGTGAAAGCCGTTGTCGTTGGTTCGGCAAACGGTTCTGAATCCACATTGGATGAGACCAAAACTCTATTCGTCAAGTATATCAGCGGCGGCAATGATCCTTCAGTAGGAACGTTCTCTGCCGGTGAACAAGTTGTGGCAAACAACGGCTTCTCTGCGAACATCATTTCATCCAACACTTCCATCGGTGAAGGATACAACTTCACTCTCAATCGGGGTGTTGTGTTCGCTAAAGGCTACATGGTCGAAGTCCCGACTCAATCCATTGTGCTTGATCGCTACACGAATACACCGACCTATCGTGTCGGTCTGAATATCAATGAACAAGTCGTAACGGAAACGGACGATTTCACGTTGCTCGATCCTGCCCAAGGTTCTTATAACTTTGCGGCCCCCGGCGCACACCGCCTAAAACTTTCTGGACAACTGGTAAAGTATGCGCTTTCGGCAAATACCGGTCCCGACTTCGCTGAACTGTTCACGATCCAGAACGGTCAGATTGCATCGGCTCTGGGTGCGAAGACCCAATACAATATCATTGAAGACGAAATCGCCACACGTCTTTACGAACAGTCAGGTGACTTCACTGTCAAAGGACTGAACGTCATTGTGCGTGAAAACCATGATGATGGTTCGAATGGCGGTTATGATTTGAATGGCAACACTTCTATGCTTACAGTCGGTGTCGAACCCGGCGAGGCATACGTCAAGGGTTATCAGATCACCAAATATCTTACGGATTACGTCAATATTCAGAAGGCCGATACTTATACAAATATTGCCGACCAGCAATTCTTCATGGAGCAGGGCAACTATTTCCTCTGCAATGAATTGGTTGGTTCATGGGATGTGTCGAATGGCACTCTCGTTACGATGTATGATACTGCTCAGAAGCGTATCACGGATGGTAAATGGTCAACCGGTGCACAAACCGGTTCAGCGATTGGCACTTTCAGAATCGCTGGTATTCATTTGGATCAAGGCACTGCCGGTGCACCGGATGCTGTCTGGCGTGTTTATATCACTGATTTGTTCGCCAACAGTGCACCTATCAGTTCTGCCCGATCTGTTTATGGTTCAGGTCTGGGCGCTGACTTTGTTCTTAATTCTGCAAACAACACGATTTTGCAGGAAAGCACGATTTCACCAAAAATCTTCCCGCTCCCAAACGCCGCTATTCGCTCCGTTCGTGATGAGGATGGCAACATTGCGACCTCATATCAGTTCCAGAAGACCTTCTCGATCAGCATCGGCACTGGCGGCACATTCACTGTGTCTTCACCGAATGGCGATGAAGTCTTCCCATACACGACCGGCGCATCACTCGACAACGTTCTAAAAGAAAACTTTGTGGTCAGCCTGACGCAGGCCGCTACGGTTTCTATGACCGGCACTGTCAACACGACTGCAAACAGTTCTGTCGTGAATGGTTTCAGCACAACCTTCGCTTCGACGCTGAATCCCGGCGACAAGTTGAAGATCACTGGCGTGACCAATCCGGTTATTGTCAAGCAAATCACCAACAATACAACGCTGACAACTGTCCTCCCAATTCCGACCGGTGTGACTGGCCAGACTTTTGTCAAGCAGTATGAACCGGGCGATATTATTGATTTCAGCATCAATGGTGCAAGCGGTGTTGCCAGAACTGTAACGTCTTCGACAACAACATCTGTGGCTTTCGACATGAAGGAAACGCTCTCAACTACTGTGAGTGCTTCTGTCAATGCTCTGTTGCTCAAGACTCCTGCCCGTGAGATTCGTAAGAATATTCGAAAGAACCGTTATGTCCAAATCGATTGCGGCACCGCTGGCACGTCTGGTATCTATGGTCTCGGTTTCGCTGACGTTTATCAAATCAATTCAATCCGCAAGGATTCGGCTGCATTCCTAACCTCTACTCAGGGTTCGGATGTCACGTCTTCATTTACTCTCGACAATGGTCAGAGAGACGACCTCTACAACATCGCTCGTATTCTGAATACGGGTGGCACTTCTCTTGATACCAACTCACATCTATTGATCAATCTGGACTACTTCGCTCCCGATTTCTCGCAGGGTGTTGGTTACTTCTCTGTTGACTCATACCCAATCGATGATGTGAATGGATATGCCAATACGGTTGCGATTTCCACTTATCAGATTCCAGAATACACAAGCACGACTTCTGGCTTCACATACGATCTGCGTAACTGCATCGATATGCGGTGGATCAAACAAAACACTGCGAACGATGCCATCACAGTTGGTGGTGCGACGGTCAACCCGGCTGATAGCACTTCATTCGTGACGCCGACCGGTGGTATTCACCAGTCTGCTCCCGATGGCACCTTCAACTATTCCTATTCGTTCTTCCTTCCTCGTAAGGACTCTGTGACGCTGACCAAGACTGGTCAGGTCAAGATCGTCACGGGTGTGCCTGCACAGACACCGACAACACCGGCTATCCCCGATGATTCGATGCCTCTGGCAACGCTCCTGATTTCTCCTT